GGTCTATTCCGGTTGAAGGAGCAGTTCCTCCAACAAGTCCAGGTCCTAAAGGACCTTGTTCAGGAATCATTGCACCTCCAAGGTTACCAGGTTGTATTGGAATTCGTGGACCGGCACCACCAGGAGGGAAGCCACCACCAAGAGGGAAGCCAGGAGGTGTCGGAACTTGTGGTAATCCTGACATAATTCCTGCTGTACTATCTGGACTTTGAATAGCTAAAGGACCGAAAGCATTATTATAAGCTTCTTGTAAACTAACACCAGGAGCTAATTTAACCATTGCTCCATATTGTTCCATTGTAGGAATAATTTTTTCACCACTAAAGTTAGAAGAACTAATAGGTCTTCTACCACCTAAAGTGCCTAAACTTCCAGGAGGATTGTAAGGTGTTCCGTCACCATAAAAATATCCGCCTCGTATTGGTCCATAACCTATTTGTACACCTTCTGGAAGAGGTGTGCCTCCTATTGGCATTTGAGTTCCTGTTCCATTAGGGGTGTTAAGTGTTTTTAAATATTCTCTAAAACCTGAGGCACCTCCTGTATCTCCAAACTGTATTTGATTTCCATCTGGTAGGGTAGCGTAAGAAATAGCCTGTCCTCCTATCCTATACTTTGGATTATTTCTCATAAACTCTGCAAAACCTTCTCTATATTGTTCTGGAACTTGATTAAAAGTTTCTCCTTTAAAAGGAGTTCCTTGAATAGGAACTAACGAACCATCATTTCTTCTTAGACCGGAAGTAATATTATTATTTCCATCTGTTATTACAGGAAAACCTCGTTGTATCATACTTTGATTGTTAGCAATAGTATTTGTTCCTGTATTTGCAGGTAATTGTCTTATATCTGGTGTAGAAGGAGATTTACTACCCATTTAACACCTCCATCTCTTTCGAGCTTGTCTAAGTCTTGAATTCGGATCTTTTGCTGCTTTGGGAAATTGTTTCATTTGACCAGCGGAGCGAGCACAATAAGATTTTCTTCTAGATGCTCTTTTTCCTGTTGGATTTTTTTCTGTAACCGCAGTTGATAATTTAGAACCAGGGTTCTCGCGTCGATAACGCTCGACACCCGCTTGAGTCATTCCCGCACCACTCTTCGTGGACCGGAAATACTTCTTAGTCTTAGGCGGCTGTTTGTCGGCTGTTCTCGGCATAGTTCTGTTTTACCTTTTTCATTTCCTTTTGGCAAATGTTTTGACGTTGGTGGGCTTTGGCCCGGTGTTTCCGGCTGCGCGTTTTCTTCTGACGGCGGATCTTTTCTGCGATTCGCTCATCGACCTTGCCTTGGCTAGTGGAACGCACTTCGGATATTTGCGCTTCGATCCTTTTGACCTCCCGCAAGGTTGGTATTTTCCGTCCTTTTTGGGAGCGCCGATGTCGACCCACTTCTCGGCTACCCATTTTCTTAATCCACTTTGCGCCATTTTTAACTTTTCTTTGTAACCTTTCGTCTGTCTTCCATAACACCACCACACCCTTTGGCGATCCTACCTTGATTATAGCTAGAAGTTTGTTTACGAGATTGTGAAACACTATTAATTGACCCTCCATCCATTTTCTTTTTTCGTCCACCTGGTTTTACTTTTCCTGAACAAACGGCACTGGCGTACATATTGGCATAAGCTGATGGATAAACATCAAACTTACGCTTTGCTGCTGCTTTACCTTTTGCACAGAGTTTTGCCATTATTTAACTTTACCACCTTTTTTCATAAAGCCCATTTTGTTTCTAACTGATTTGGGTAATTTTTTTAGTCCCTTTTTATTTGCCGGGACTGGTTTTAGTTTTTTCATTTTTTTACCTCCTTTAGATACTTGTTTTTGCATTTGGGATCTAGAGATAGACATTATCTACCCTGACCTCTATATTTTTTAAAGTTACGTCGTTTATCTTTATTCATGGTAGACCAACTGATTCTACCATCTCCGATGGTAGTCTTCTTGACTACATGTTCTATTAAATTATTTGCTAATTGTTTCTTCATGTTCACATCCCGCACATTCACACATGCAGGTTTGTTCGCAATGACACGTACATCCGCATTTAATACATTTCGTCATTTTGTAATTTTCTTAGACTTCTCAAAAGTCCTAAGTCCGGCCATGCCTAAAAGTGCCATGACTAATGGCATCAATTGTTCCATGTCGAGTTGTGGTAACGGCTCTGTTTGAACTTCAAACACTGCTAGAAAGAACACGATAAAATTTTTAAGGACAAATTCCCAAAATATGGCCAATGCTGCACTAAATCCAATGAGGGGTCTCCAAGAACGTTGCAGTATACCTGAAATATCGGTAGCTGTAGATTTAGCATCAGCTAAATTGACCTCAATTTGTTTCGCATTAATTTCGTTTTCTAGCTCTTTTAGTTTGGCTTTAGCAGCTAGCTTTTCCTCTTCACTTGTGTGAACAGAGTCAATAACCTTGCCTACGGTATCTACTAATGAACCACCTAAAAGTTTGCTTAACATCTTATAAGTATTGAGCGGCTACCCAGCCAACAGCTAGTCCTACGACAAACCATCTTTTTACCGGGTGATCATTCCATAATTTTTTGATCTTATCCATTTTTACCTCCTTAGTACCATTTAGCACTACGTTTTTTATCAGACAGCATGCGTCTTTGTCCGCCTACTTGTTGAGTCTGAGTTTCGTTGGGCTTAGACATCTCTACGGGGATGCCGCCCTTCTTTAAACCATCCTTATTTAAAAATTTAGAATGGTCAATGTTTTTCTTTTCCATTTTAGCTCCTTTTCTTGTCTTTTGACAGTCCCGCCTCACTCAAGGCAATCGCAATTGCTTGTTTTTGTGAAGTAACTTTTTTCTTAGATTTACCAATAGGAAGTTTTCCTTTTTTAAACTCCCTCATGACCTTTGCAACTTTGCGTTGTTTTTCTTTTTTAGTTTTTCCCATACCTAATTACTCATTATTTTCATATTTTGAACGCCCATTTTAGCAAGAGATATCCCTGCACGCAACTGTGCATGTTCATCTTCTTGTTCTAGCTTTTCATCTTTGTACATTTGGTCTTGTAAGAGCTTTGCACGGTCAATTTCTAGCTTTTCTTCGGCCTCTTTGCCTTTTCGTTCATTTTCACGGGCACGGAGGTCTAATTCTTGGCGTTTTAGCTTGGTTAATGGGTCATCATTGACGTCAGAGAAGATACTATTCTCTTCTTCCATGTAATCTTTGGTCATTTCTGCAATTAATTTAGCTTTTCGAGACTCAATCATCACCATGAGGTTCTCAATTTGCGGTCCAAGCTGTGGATTTTGCTGTAATTGTGCTTGCATTTGTTGCATCTGCACCATTTCTTGAGCAAATTCGAGCTGAATTTGTTCTTGAGCCATCAAAGTGATGTGTTCTAAAATATTTTTCTGCAAAGAAGCTGCAATTTGAGGATTATTTTTTACCATCACTGTCCCCATAAAGTTTAAATGCGCATCAATATGGGCTTTATGGTCTTGTTTGGGGAACGCTTGAAACGGTTTAGCGGTCATCGCTTGAATATGTTCCATACTCGGATCCATCGGTTGTGGTTGTTGAGGGGGAGGAAGAATTAAATCGACATTTTTCACTCCAATCGCTTCATACATACTACGATAGGCTTGATAGAGATTGTGAATTTGAGGATTAGTTTGAGCTAATTGTAATTGTGTTTGAGCTAAACTAATACGTTGCGCTTGAGAAAAAATATTCGGATCGGCAATCGGTAAAATATCAATACGCTGATCAAAGTCTTGTTGCTTGATGACTCGCTGTCCTCCGACGACGTCATAAGGATATTCAGGAGGTAAATACAAACTGAACACTCGGGCCAACATTTTAAATTCGTTTTTCAAAGAAACATAGAGCCTCTTATGAATGGATGACATCACACGAGAACCGCGTTCTAATAAAGCAATGGTTGTTCCTACTGCTGCGCCTTGATTACCATCCCCGACTTGCATATCCGCAATCGATGCAAAGCGTTGTCCGGCTTGCACCACAATACCCATTAATTGTAAAAGGGTAGCGGAAGGTTCTTTAAAGGGTAAAGGTAAAAAAGCTTCTCGTAAATTTCCATTCGGAGCATCGACATCACGAAACTCACCCGGAGTTAACGATTGAGCATCATCACGAATACGCAGCCCTCTGACCTTAAATCCAGAGGGAAGATTAGATAATGTTCCAGCGTCTAGTAATTGGCGGAGAGCTGCCGTAGCGGTTCTAGACAAACCGCCAATCATATGAATTAATCCAAAACCATAAAATCCTAATCCTGGCAAAAACTTGAAATGCGTAAAGTAATCAATTCTTGCTTTCTTCATATCTTCGGGATCGTAGTTTCGTTTAATCGATAAGACTTGTCGACTTCCTTCTTCAATCGTGACAATGTAAGGAAGTTTGATTCCTGTGGGCTCACCAGTCTCGCCACTCATATCCTCGAATCCTTCAAGGTCTAAGTCGACGTGACATTCCAATAAGGTATACATATCCGGATCTTTTTCCGTTTTGCGAATACCTTCTAGCTCTCGTTCTTTTTGAGCAATTTCGTCATCTTCACTGTAAGGGTCTCCTAAATCGATATCTCGATAGAAGCCACTCACTTGTTGTTTTCGTAAATCGTTTTTTGAAATATGGACTTTGTGAATAATCGCGTCCGCATCGTCAAGCGATGTTGCTGAGTACGGCACTAGCAAATCGTCAGCCGGTACAAATTTAGAAACGGCTCGATTTAAAATCGAATCGTAATACACTTTTTTAAAAGTGGAACCGGACAAGGGAAGATAAAAAAGCATTTGATCAAATTCGGGTTCATACTCTTTCATCTCTTGCATGAGCTGATAGTTCATGAATTCTTTCACGCGCTCGGCTTGTTGTTCTTTTTGAGGAGACGGTGCGCCTACTTGTTGAGTACGCACCGGTCCGTTGGCGGGTAATAACTCTTTGTATGCTTGCGCTTGAAACTGGGTAACGGCTTCGGCTAATACCGGATGCGTTGCTCCGGATGCGCCTTGAAAAGGTTCGGTTCGGTCTTCGTATTTAAATCCTAATAAATCTAATCCTTTGGTATAGGTTTGTTCCCAATCCTGTCTCGACATTTTGTAATCGAGATATAAATCTTTTAACTCACTACCAATCTCATCTAAATACGCTTCATCTAAAAATTCCGCTAAATTGGCAAAGTGCTCTTGTCCGCCTTCCATGGAAATGGTTTCGGGATCGAAAGAAATTTCGACGCCTCCGTCTTCGGTCTCTTCCATCCGAGGAGCGACTTGATCGAGTTGTTGTTCTTTTTCTAATTCTTTGGTAAACGCCTGCTCTAGTTCATCACCAGATATCTGC